CAGTTGAACCAGACGACCCTCGAACTCATCGGCGAAGACGATACGACGGATGGCATGGCGAACGCGCCGGTCGTGGACCTGACCGGCGAACCAGACGAGCCCGCTGAGCCCGACGAACCGGCCACCGAACCAGTCAACGGAAAGGCCAAGGAATGAGTATCTCGATTCAGGGTATCGTCAATATCGTCCTCGTCCTTCTCGTGCTCGGCATCGTCTTCGGACTTCTGGATCTGCTGATTCGCAAGGCCCCATTCATTCCCGAAGAATGGAAAGCCGGGATCAGGTGGGTGCTCCTGGTCCTGGCCGTGCTGGTCCTGATCGCTATCCTGCTTTCGTTCATCTCGGGCACGCCGATCTTCCGAGCATGACGACCTTCGCTCTCTTCGATTCATCGGCATTGGTCGCCGCCTCCTATGACCGGGCAAATCGCATACTCAGGCTGAGATTCATCAAGGGCGACGTTTACGACTACCAGGACGTTCCCGAAAAGGTCTTCAGCGGGCTGCTGGTCGCGCACTCCACAGGTCAGTTTTTCAACACCAGGATCAAGCCACACTTCACGGCCCGATTCAGAGAACGGATCGACTCATGACGACCGAGCGCCGTATCCAGGCTCTGCCAGAACTACGGATCGAGCGACGAACCGAGGGGTCAAGCGCGACGCCCTACCTTGTCGGCTACGCCTCGGTATTCAACGAGTGGACCACGCTCTACGAAAGCGCTTCCTGGATCTGGCGTGAGATCATCAGGCCGGGTGCCTTCTCGGCGGCGATCGCCGAGCGGCAAGACGTGCGCAGTCTGTTCAACCACGATCCTAACTTCGTCCTGGGCCGCACAACCTCGGGCACCTTGGTTCTCAATGAGCGAGATAAGGGCTTGCTCCAGGAAACCAAGCTCTCAACCTCGCAGACGATCAACGACCTGGTCGTCGTGCCCGTCGAGCGGCACGACATCACGGGCATGTCCTTCGCCTTCGAGGTCCGGAACGGAAACACCGGCCAGACGACGGTGGACAAGGGAGACGGAACGATCATCATCAAGCGGGCCGGCGAGCGGATCACTGAATACCTGAGGGGCGATACGCTCTACACGGATCGGGAGCTGCTGTCGGTCGACCTCTACGACGTGACCGTCGCGACTTATCCCGCATACGCAGGAGCCTCGGTTGGCCTGCGAGCGGGTCTCGCGATCGACTTTGCCTCCGCGGAAAGGGAGGCGAGAGAGCGCTTTGAAGCAAGCAAGTCTTCCCGCCGGAACCAGTCCCGGCAGGGCGCCGCCTGGAGTGTCTCCGTGGCGGCAAGGTTGCGGCTGGCTGATTCAGAGGTCGTATCACACTAGATCCGGCCCCTAACTACGGAGCGAGCACATGACATCAGTTGAGCTTCGGGAGAAGCGGGCCGGCATTATAACCGAGGCCCGCACCAAGTGGACGGAGGCCGAGGCCCGCGAAGGCGGCCCCACGGCCGAGGACAAACAGGCATTCGACGCCGCAATGGACGGGGCCGACGCCCTGCTCGAACAGGCGAAACGCATGGAGCGGATCGAGACGGCCGAGTCGGACCTCGACACGCCAACCCCGCGCACGTCAGAACCGCTGCATACCGAGACCCGTGACCGCCGCGCGGGTGAGCTGGCGACCAGGGAAACCACTCATGCAAAGCTCATGGCCTACCGGCACTGGCTGCGCACTGGCGAGGTCAGGCCGGAACTGAGGGCCGAGCAATCGCGGGCCGGTGAGTTCAGGGACACGGTGATCTCGACACCAGCCAAGGGCGGATACCTCATCACGCCGGTCCAGATTTCGGCCGACATCGTAGCAATCATCCGGGACATGGTTTTTATCCGCAAGCTCTGCGAAGCGGCGGGCGCAGTCACCACCGTTACTGACGCCCAGAAGCTTGGCATCAGGAAGCTGGTCACGGATATGGCCGACGCGAACTGGACCACGGAAGTTGCCGCGGTCACGGAAGACACGACGATGGCCTTCGACCGCCGGGACCTCGAGCCTCAGCTTTGCTCCAAGCTGGCGAAAGCCTCGCTGCGTACGCTCCTGCTCTCGACCGATGCCGAGAACATCATCAACCAGGAGCTGGCCTACAAGTTCGGAGTGACCGAGGAGAAGGCCTTCATCACCGGCTCCGGCACCGGGCAGCCGCTGGGCGTGTTCACGGCATCGGCCAGCGGCATCAGCACGGCACGCGATGTGACCGCCGCGGCTACCACGTCGTTCACAGCAGACAACCTCATCGACATGAAGTACAGCCTGAAACAAGGCTACCAGCAAGACCCGTCAACAGCCTGGATCGTCTCGCGAACGTTCGTCAAGATGGCCCGCAAGCTCAAGGTCGCGAGCACGACGGGCGGCAATGACCTGGAGTACCTCTGGCAGCCAGGGCTCACGGAAGGAGCACCCGACCGGATTCTGGACATCCCTTACAGCATGTCCGAATACGTGCCCGCAGTTTACACCACCGGGCTCTATGTCGCCGTCCTCGGCTGCTTCAGATTTTACAGGATTGCCCAGGTCGCCGAGATGATGATCCAGCGGCTGGTCGAGCTTTATGCCGGCACCAACGAAATCGGCTTCATTGGAAGGCGCTGGGTTGACGGTTCCCCGATCCTGGAGGAGGCCTTTGCACGGTTGAAGTTGGCCTGAGATATGCAAAAGGAAGATGTCGGCCCCAGTAACGGCACTTCAAGGAGCAACAATGAGAGTCAAACTGATTTCCATCATGTCCGGTCCTGACGGCAGCCACGACGCCGGGACCGTGCTTGACCTACCCAAGCCCAAAGCCAAGGAGCTGATTGACGGCGGCTTTGCTGTCGCCATCGATGAGAAGGCCGAGGCCGAGGCGGCAGCAGAAGACCCGGCCGAGCCGAGGACGCCAAACGAAGAACAGGCGGGCGAGTTCGGCAAGCGAGCTGTCACCCCGGAAACGACCTCGCACAAGCACCACAAGTGAATCGCGGACTGCATTCCCCGAGGTATCGATGAAAGTCAGAATGTTAGCCATCGCGGCCGGTCCCGAAGGATGTCTTGACGTTGGCGATCTGCCTGACCCTCCGACCGAGCAAGCGCTAGACTGGATCAAGGGCGGCTATGCCGTCGCGGTCAACGTCGACACCGACCCCGACGATGAAGATCACCCCGCGCCACATCGCTCCGCCACCCCCGAGACCACCTCGGCGAAGCATCCGCACGCCGAGCACGCGGTCAAGGTGGACCCGAAGCACAAGTAGCCGATGCACCAGCACAACAAGCTGATCACCGGGCCGACCGTCGAGCCTGTTTCGCTCGCCGAGGCAAAGCAACACGCGCGCATCGAGTACCCGGATGACGACGACCTGGTCAGCGGCCTGATCACCGCGGCCAGGCTCGTTTGTGAAAACGAGATCAGCCGGGCATTCATTGCCCAGACCTGGGAAACGTACCTCAATGCCTGGCCCTGGCCTTCGCAGCCGATGGGGCCGATGTACTTCGGGAGCGCCTACATCCCGCAGGTCCTGGGTTATCCTTACACGCCTTACACGATGATGCAGGTGGACAACCCTGACCTGATCTCCGTCGAGTCGATCGAGTATCTGGACGCTCAGGGCAACGTCCAGACGCTCGATCCCTCACAATACGTCATCCAGACGGGCGCGCCCGGCCGGATCTACCCGGCCTACGGCATCACCTGGCCGAGCGTGCGATGCGTGCCCGGCGCAATCACGATCCGCTACCAGGCGGGCTACGGCCCGCTCGCGACGGACGTTCCCGCCAATGCCCAACTCGCCATCAAGATGATGGTCGCCGAGCTCTACGAACAGCGCGAGATGACGGCCGCGCAGGCATACAACGAAAACCCGATCTTTCAATCCCTGCTCGCTCCGCTGGCGTGGGGCTCCTATCCGTGAAGCCCATCCAGTCCGGCATTTATCGCCAACGGGTCATTCTCCAGGACCTGGTCGAGACTCTCGACAGTTACGGCCAGCCCGTGCAGAGCTGGGTTGACGTGGCGTCATTCTGGGCCGAGGTAAGATCCCTGCGCGGGGCCGAGATTCTGAACATCAAGCAGACATGGGCGACGGCCTCCCACATCGTCAAGCATCGATACCTAGGGCCGAGCATCATTCCCGGCCCCAAGCAACGGCTCACGCTCCTGAAGGATGGCACCATCCTGAACATCCTCAATGTGAACAACATCGAGGAACGAGACCGCGGCTATGAGGTCACTTGCGAGGAGTACGTTCAGTGAGCATCACCCATAAGCTGACGTTCTCCATCTCGTCTGATTCAGGCGGCACGCCGCTCTCAGGCGTCCAGTCCGAAGTCGGTTCGACCGAGATTGTCCAGGACCAGAACTACGGGGCGAGTCTCACGGATCAGCTTCTCTCGGTGGCCTTCACCGCGGCCAATGTTCAGAGCATTTTCCTGCTCTCTGACAAGGGCCTCAAGATCGAGACGAATAGTGGCACGTCGCCGGTGAACACGATCAACCTCAAGCCTGGCTCGCCGCTGGCCTGGTCTGTTTCGGAAGGCTATTACGCAAATCCGTTCACGGCCAACGTCACTGCGTTTTACATCACGACGACTGTAGCGGCCCGGCTGCAAGTCAAGATCCTGACGACTTGACACTCCCTGATGGCACTGAACGCAAATATTGCCTGGGAGATTCGCCAGGCCGGCAGCGCGAACAACGGCGGCGGTTTCCGGAACAATCTGTTTCAGACCCCGCCGTCTGCGCCCGCCGTTTCCGGCAGCGGTTCCGGGGGCACGGTCGCGGCCGGGACCTACTACTGCGCCATCACCTACACCCCTGGGATTGGAGGGGAGACGCCGATCAGCGGGGAAACAGCCGTCACCCTGAGCGGCACGACGTCAAGCATCACCGTCACCCACCCCACCGATCCGGGCAACGGCGCAACCTGGAATCTCTACGTGGGGACGACCAGCGGCGGCCCCTATTTCCCGCAGGGGACGGCGCTTGCGATCGGCTCCAATCGCGTCGTGACCACCACTCCATCGACGACGGGGACGCAGCCGGCCGGCACGGATCGCACGCTGAGCACGTCGCCATTCGTGGCGATTGACAACTCGGCCGTCACGACATCCATCACAACCAATGTGATCACGTTCACGGGCGGCTATATACCCACCGGCGCGGACGTCGGCAACGTGGTGCACATGCTGACCGGGACCAATGTGACAGCAGGATTCAAGGAGATTGTCGGCGTCACCTCGACCACATGGATCATGGACAGTAATGTGGTTTCCAGCGGCACGACGACCAACGCGACCGGCAACATGGGCGGGGCGATCGATTACCCAGGCACGGTCCAGGCAGTGGCAGTCACAAACAACGTGTTGATGACGAAGTACAGTGCCACGGCCTATTCCTTTGCAGCGGGTCTCACATTCAGCCAGAGCCAGCTCACGATCTGCGGTTATGACACCACGCGCGCTCTCAACAACACGGACGCCAACCGACCGATCTTCAACCCCACGGCGAATTCCCTGCTCCTCTTTAATTGCAACAATCGCATCAATTTCTTCAATATCGATTTCGTCAACACAACACCACGCACGGGCACCCAGGGTATCAGCCTGAATAATGGCACTGCGCGTAATTGCCGGTTCAACACTTACCAGAATTACGCCATCACGGTAAGCAATGGCTACGTGGCTGATTGCGAGTTCATCTCCTGCGGCTCGGGCAACATCACTGTCAATATGTCGGGTGCATCGCAGCTCGTGCGGTGCATCTTCAAGGCTTGCAGCTCGACCGGCCAGGGCGTGGTGCTCGTTGCGGCCGGCTGCTCGCTGGTTGATTGCGTCTCTTACGGCCATACCAGCACGACGGCATTCAACGGGCCGGGTTATTTTCGTGGTTGCGTTGCCTATGGCGGGACGACCGTGAACGGGCACGGGTTCAGTAATACTTCGGGTCAGTCCGCGAACTACGAAAACTGTATTGCCTACGGTAACGCCGGCTGGGGGTTCACCGGCTCAAATCAGATCAACAGCGGCTCGATGGTGCGCTGTTTCACGGGAGCTAATACGCTGGGGGCGCTCAACCCGATCGTGATTGGCCCCTATCAGCAATATGCCTGCGGCACGCTCTCGGGCGACCCGTTCACGGCGGCTGCAAGCTATGACTTCTCACCCAACAACGCGGCTGGTGCGGGCGCTTCGATCCGCAATTTGCCGATAACGTCATGGGGCGGCACGACGACAAGCTATCTCGATGCCGGCGTGGCCCAGCACGCGGCGGCGGGCGGCGGCCCGGTTCCCAGGATCGGGTCTTCCTTGATCAGCAACTACCGGACCTGACGATCATGGCGACCGTCTTCAAGGCCCACCCCAACAATGTTTCGGTGCCACTGGGCGCAGCCTATACGGCCGGCTCCGGTTCGCTGGTGTTGCAGAACGGCGGCGGGGTGCGGTTCGGCACCACGTTTCCGCTCGTGGCGACCGTGGACACGGCGGCGAGCT